GGTGCTCTCGCAGCGGGCGTCGTCCGAGCCCGGGCGCTGGCGCACCGAGCGGACGCCGTACCTCAAGGAGATCATGGACTGCCTGTCGCCGTCCTCGCCGGTGCAGCGCGTGGTGTTCATGAAGGGCAGTCAGACGGGCGGCACGGAAGCGGGAAACAACTTTATCGGCTATGTAATTCACGAGGCGCCGGGCCCGATGATGGCGGTGGCGCCGACGGTCGAGCTGGCCAAGCGCAACTCCAAGCAGCGGCTCGATCCGCTGATCGAGGAGAGCGAGGTCCTGCGCGAGCGTGTGAAGGAGCGGCGCTCACGGGACAGCGGCAATACCGTGCTCAGCAAGGAGTTCCCGGGCGGCGTGCTGATCCTGACCGGCGCCAACAGTGCCGTGGGCCTGCGCTCGATGCCGGCGCGCTACCTGTTCCTGGACGAGGTCGACGGCTACCCGGGCGACGTGGAGGGTGAAGGCGATCCGATCCTGCTCGCGGAACGGCGCTCGGCGACGTTTCAGCGGCGGAAGATCCTCCTGGTCTCGACGCCGAAGACGAAGAGCCTCTCGCGGATCGAGCGGGAGTACGAGGCGAGCGACCAGCGGCGCTACTTCGTCCCGTGCCCACACTGCAATGAGCATCAGACGCTGGAGCTCGGCAATCTCCGTTGGCCGGAGGGTCGGCCGCGCGAGGCGGAGTACGCCTGCGCCCACTGCGGCTCCCTGATCGGCGAGCGGCACAAGACCTGGATGCTCGAGCACGGGGCGTGGCGACCGACAGCGCCCGGCGATGGCCGCACCGCGGGCTTCCACCTCTCCAGCCTCTATAGCCCAGTCGGCTGGTTCAGCTGGGCCGATGCCGCCGAGATGTACGAGCAGGCGAAGAAGACGCCCGACCTGATGAAGGGCTTCGTGAACACGGTGCTCGGGCTGCCGTTCGAGGAGGAGGCCGAGGCGCCCGAGTGGCAGCGGCTCTACGAGCGACGCGAGGCCTATCGGATCGGCATCGTGCCGGAGAGTGGTCTGTTCCTCACCGCAGGCGTCGACGTGCAGAAGGATCGGATCGAGGTCGAGGTCGTGGCCTGGGGCCGGGGCAAGGAGAGCTGGTCGGTCGACTACCGGTTGATCGAGGGCGACACAGCCCGGCCGGACGTCTGGGCGAAGCTGGACGCGGTGCTCGCAAGGGACTGGGCGCATGCAAGCGGCCAGACGCTGCCGATCCGGGTGATGTGCGTCGACGCCGGCTATGCCACGCAGGACGTCTACGCCTGGGTGCGACAGCACCCGCAGGCGAGCTGGGGCCCGGCCGGGGCCGCGGCGCGGCAGCCGCGCACCTCGGTCGCGGTCAAGGGTCGGGACCAGGACACGGCGCTGCTGCTCTCGGTCTCGAAGGCCGATGCCGGCGGCCGGCGGCGGGGGCTCCGGGTCTGGTCGGTGGGCACGCCGGTCGCCAAGGGCGAGCTGTACCGCTGGCTGAAGCTGGAATGGCCAACCGAGGAGGCGCTCGAGGAGGGTACGAGCTATCCGCCGGGCGCCAGCCACTTTCCGCAGTACGGCGAGGAATACTTCAAGCAGCTCACCGCCGAGCGCCTGGTGACCCGGATCGTCAAGGGCTTCCCGCGCGGCTCGTGGGAGAAGGAGCCGGGCCGGCGCAACGAGGCGCTGGACTGCCGGGTCTACGCCCGGGCCGCAGCCGCGATCTATGGGCTCGACCGGTTCGACGAGCGCCACTGGCGGCGGATGGAGGAAGCGTTGGCGCGGACAGTAGAGCGCGATGATCACGAGCCGGCATCACACCGGACACCCGTGGTGCGGCCGCCTGCGCGTCGGGTGATCCACAGCGGCTACATGGCGCGCTGACATGGTCACGGTCACCGAGCTGGAGGCGCGCCTCGAGGCGCTGAAGGCGCAGCGCGACAGCGCGGTCGCGCGCGTCTCCTACGACGGCCGCTCGGTCGAGTACCGTGGCACAGCCGAGATCGCCCGCGCCATCGCCGAGCTGGAGAAGGAGCTGCAGACGCTCCAGGGCAAGGCGCCGGTGCGGCAGATCCGGGTCTACACCTCGAAGGGTCTCTAATCCTCTGAACCTGGTCCGAAAGCGGAGCGCGGCGCGCCGCTCGAAGCGCGGCCTGACGGCGGTCGGTCAGTTCGGGACGCGGACCACCATCTCGATCTCGAGCTGCAGATCGGGACCCCACAGCGCCCCCACGCCGATCCCCGTGATGCTCGGCTGCGCCCCATCGAGGAAGGCGTGGATATGCGGGATCACCTGCTGGCCCCGCTCGGGCGTCAGGTCGACGATGTATGCGCGGAGCAGCACGACGTCCTGCACCCGGGCGCCGACCGACTTGAGGCAGCTCCGGAGATGGTCGGTCACGATCTTCGCCTGCTCGGAAAGCGAGTTCGGGGCCGTCGAACTGTCTGGCGTCCAAGCGACTTGGCCCGAAAAGAAGGCGAGCCTGCCCGCTTCTACGACAGTTCCCTGGGAATAGCCGGCTTTCGTCGAGTCGAAGATCTCGGGCGGATTGATCCGTTCGATGGTGTTGGTCATGTCTTTCTCCTGTGCGTTTGTGTCGGTCATCGCCGCCTCCCTCACACCATGCCACCGTTGGCGCGAAGCGTCTGGCCGCAGCGCACCTCGGCCTCAGGTCCCCGCGGTATCATCTCGCTGACGATCTTGCGACAGGGCGCCTCGTCGAGGTGCTGTCCGACTATACCCCCGAACCGACCCCGGTCATGGCGCTCTACCCTTGGGACCGGCAGCTTTCGCGGCGCGTACGCGTATTCCTCGACTGGCTGTCTACGCTCGCGTTCGCTTCCTGATCCGGCATGTCAGCGAGAAGGCAGTCCTGGCGGTAGTGTTCCCGCTAGTGCCCTTGCTTGGGCTTGCTTGCTGCCTGGCAAATTCCGCCTTCACGCAATGAATCGGTCGGCGCGGCGAGCCGTATACTCCGCACTCAGGGCAAGGCGCCGGTCCGGCAGGTCGGATCACCACCTCTAAAGGCTACTGATCTTGAACCTGGTCTCGCGCATCGCTGGAGCGGCTCGGCTCCTGGCGACGGGGAAGCTTGCCCAAAGCACGGGCTTCGACGGCGCGCAGATGCAGCGCCGCCTGGTCGCCTGGCGCGCCGGCGGCGAGAGCATCAACAGCCTGATCCTTCAGGGCGGCGAGCTACAGCGGGCCCGCGCCCGCCAGCTCGTGCGCACCAACCCCTACGCCGCCAATGCCTCGGCGAGCTTCACGGCACATGCCGTCGGCTGCGGGATCAAGCCGTCGAGCCTGGTCGAGGACGGGGCGCTCAAGGACCAGATCCAGCGCCTGTGGCTCGCCTGGACCGACGAGGCCGACGCCGATGGCCTGACCGACTTCTACGGCCTTCAGGCTATGGCGGCGCGCGCCATGTTCGAGGGCGGCGAATGCTTCTTCCGCTTCCGGCCGCGGCGGCCTGAGGATGGCCTGAGCGTGCCCTTGCAGCTGCAGATGCTGTCCTCCGAGCATCTCCCGCTCGGCAAGTGCGAGACGCTGCCGAACGGCACCGAGATCATCTTCGGCATCGAGCTCGACCGGATCGGGCGCCGGGTGGCCTACCACTTCCACCGCACCCATCCTGGTGACGTGCGTCAGGGCGGCTCGGGCGAGCTGGTCCGGGTGCCGGCCGAGCAGGTCCTGCACGTGTTCCACCCGATCGCCGAGGGGCAGATCCGCGGCGTGCCGTGGGTCGCGCCGGCGATGGTCCGGCTGTGGCTCCTCGATCAGTACGACGATGCCGAGCTCGACCGCAAGAAGGTCGCGGCGATGTTCGCGGGCTTCGTCACCCGGCCCGGGCCCGATGACGTCATGGGCGAGGACGGCGCCCAGAAGGACTCTGATGGTGCTGCCCTGATCGGGCTGCAGCCCGGCACGATGCAGCTGCTGCTGCCGGGCGAGGACATCAAGTTCTCCGACCCTGCCGATGTCGGCGGCTCCTATGAAGCGTTCCAGTATCGGACGCTGCTCGCCTGCTGCTCAGCGATGGGCGTGCCCTACACCAACGTCACCGGGGACCTGCGCCAGGCGAACTACTCGAGCCTGCGCGAGGGCAAGCTCGAGTTCCGGCGCCGCATCGAGCAGTTCCAGCACGGTACGCTGGTGTTCCAGCTGTGCCGGCGGGTCTGGGAGCGCTGGATCCGGGATGCGGTGCTGGCAGGCGCCCTGGAGCTGCCAGGGTTCGCCTCAAGCCCCGCGGCATACCTCGCGGTCAAGTGGATCCCGCCGAAGTGGGACTGGGTCGATCCGCTGAAGGACCGCAAGGCCGAGATCGAGGCGATCGAAGCCGGGCTCAAGTCCCGCTCGGATGTCATCGAGAGCGAGGGCTACGACGCCGAGGAGGTCGATCGCCGCATCGCCGCCGACCATGCGCGTGAGCAGGAGCTTGGCCTCGAGTTCGGCCGGCCTGCAACCGCGCGGGTCGAACCGGCGGCCGAGGTCGAGCCCGAGGACCACGACCGCCCGAACCAGAGCGAGGAGAATGCAGCGTGAAGCGCTGGTACCACTTCCACGCCCAGGCCCGCGGCGCTGAGATCGTCATCTACGACGAGATTGGCGCCTTCGGCATCCCGGCCAAGGCCTTTCTCGACGAGCTGAAGGCGCTCGGTCCGGTCGCTGAGCTCACGGTCCGGATCAACAGCCCGGGCGGCTCCGTGTTCGACGGCGTCGCGATCTACAACGCGCTGAAGCGCCACGACGCCGCGATCACCGTGTGGATCGACGGCCTCGCCGCCTCGATCGCGAGCATGATTGCGATGGCGGGCGACGAGGTCGTCATGCCGGAGAACGCCATGCTCGTGCTGCACGACCCGTCGGGGCTCGTCGCAGGCACGGCTGCTGACATGCGCGCGATGGCTGAGGCGCTCGATCGCATGAAGGCCGGCATGGTCGCCGCCTACCGCGACAAGTCAGGCCGGGGCAATGCCGAGATCGAAGCGCTGATGCAGGCCGAGACCTGGCTGTCGGCCCAGGAGGCGGTCGTGCTGGGCCTCGCCGATCGGGTCGAGCAGCCGGTCAGCATGGCTGCGCATTTCGACCTCTCGCGCTTCCGCAACCCGCCGCCGCAGCTCGCGGCCCTCGTCGCCACGCCCACTCCGCAGGAGGATGTCATGTCTGATCCCAAGAAGACCAGCTCGCGCAAGCCGGATCCGAACCCGCCGACCGCGCAGGCCCCGGTGCACGATGCCGACCCCGACGCCGGCGATGCTGACGCGATGACCGCGAGCCACGCCGTCGAAGTTGCTCGGCCGGAGCCTGCTCCAGCACCTGGCGCCGCGTCGCAGCCTGCGGCGGCAGGGACCGCTCGTCCCTCACCTCCGCCGTCGACTGCTCAGGTGATCGACCTGGACGCGGTGCGCGCCGACGAGCGCAAGGCGACCCTCGCCTACGTCAGCGAAGTCCATGAGCTCTGCGCGCTCGCCGCTCGGGGCGATCTCGCGGCGAACTTCATCGCCAAGGCGACGCCCGTCGCCCAGATCCGCCGCGCCCTGCTCGAGGCTCGCGCCGCCGAGGACGAGGCGACCGCCATCCGCAGCCAGGTCCGGCCGGCCTCGGTCGAGCCGGCCCAGCCCGCGATCGACACCGCGGCAATCTATGCCGCCCGCAACCAGCACTGCCGATAGGAGGCCTCTATGCCCGTGCTCACCGAAGGCCGCTTCGCCGGCGAGTTCCTCGTCTCCGAGGGCAACGGCCGCATCTCGCGCGAGACCATCACCGTGCTCTCCGGCCAGACTCTCGAAGCCGCCGCCGTCCTCGGCAAGGTCACCGCGAGCGGCAAGTACAAGGTGCTCGATCCTGCAGCCGTGGACGGTTCCGAGGTCGCAGCCGGCATCCTCTACGACGCCGTCGACGCAGCGGCCGCGGACGCCGAGGGCGTCGCCATCGTGCGCCTCGCCGAGGTGAATGCCGCCGAGCTGGTCTGGCCCGCCGGCATCACCGGCGGCGAGCAGACCACCGCGCTCGGCGAGCTCGCCGCGCTCACCATCATCGCCCGCTGACGTGCGGCACTCTCAGATAGGACAACGCTGATGCCCGCTCTGGACATCTTCTCCGGCTCCGCTTTCTCGATGGTGGCGCTGACCGATGCCATCAACAAGATGCCGTTCGTGCCCGGCCGGATCGGCCAGCTCGGCCTGTTCCGGGAGCAGGGGGTCTCGACCACCTCGGTCATGATCGAGGAGCGCGAGGGCAGCCTCACCCTGGTCGAGACCACCTCGCGCGGCGCCCCTGCGGTGCAGCACGTCGCCAATAAGCGCAAGGCGCGCTCGCTCACGGTGCCGCACATCGCGCTCGAGGACACCATCCTCGCCGACGAGGTGCAGAACGTGCGCGCCTTCGGCTCCGAGAACATGCTGGAAGGCGTGCAGGCGGTGGTCAACCAGCGCCT